GGCCATAAAGTCGTTATACTCAGCTTGACGCCCTATTTCACGGCATCGAATGATCCATGCATAGGCGAGTAAACGAAACAATATCATAGTGTTATCAACGATGGTATTCGCACATCCACTGGGGTTTCCAGTGTGTTTACGAATCAAATCACCATTTTCCAAAACAATCACACTATGTATGATGTCATCATAAAGGTTCCAAAAACGCTTTCGGTTCTCATATGTACGATATTTCCTATCAAGAAAATCCCAGCGAATATCACGTTGTCCTTCCATTAACATGACACCCAAACTGGCGTCGTAATCACTTTCATCGCATTCAAAAGCTTTCTTGAATCGACTTAAACGACGGTACAACGTGTCCCAACCTAACAAATATTTAGACGCTCCAACAAAGCTCCAGGTTTTGTTGTTTGATTCATAAAATCGATAGTTCATTTCGAAACAAAATCGATTGAGTGCTAATGAATGTTCGGTCGGCGCTGCAGTAAAAGTACGAATCTTGCCTTGAGCAAGTTTTTCCACCTCCCGCAGTTCTCTCTTTTGAGAACACGTAAAAATTGGTCTCATCTTGCGATCATCACTCGCCAAATCATCCCAAAAACCATCCAGCATTTCTCGAATTCCAGAGTCAATGAAAGCTCCCTTATTAGGGAATATTTTGGAATGAGGAAAACCAGCTGAGGTGGTGCGATCCGCTAAAGGTATCACATCATCCCAGTCCAGCATCCACGATCCTCGCATATAGGGGCCAAAGTGCTTCTTTGTCCACTCACCACTCAAAATGAAAGCCTCCATGTCAAATTCAGGCTGTTTACGATTATATTTCGCAACAGATCTCAAACCAGTTTCACGAACTGGTCGAGTCATACGATATGCATCGCAATTCAGCCCTCTATCTGCCATAAAGGCCGCAAATGAATGGTTAAGATTTTCCTGCACTCTATAACCACTAAACTTTCTTGCTCTACCAAGATAATCAAGAGTGTCTTCTGTTTCCAGAAACATTTTGAAATCAATGGATTTGTCGACCTTCCCCGCCACAGTGTCAGCCGTGAATATTGATCCATACTCGAAGTATTTATTGTACCAATCTTCCCACGGTTGAAACTCCGGCAGCGGGGTTATTTGTTTAAATGGACGGGGTTAAATGCGTTCTTCATACGATCATCGAACACAATACCACCATTCACCCCAGGTCGACGAAAGTTATGCAACCCGACGGCATGGACATGCATATTAAACACAATTGCGCCACTATTGCCATAATCTGTTGACAGATCATACAACATTTTTGTGACTTCATCACTGCGTTCAATCTTTTGCACGGCCGCACTCGTACACCCAACAAGCCCTTTCTCAAATTTCTCATCTGAGTCATAGGCTACGACATAAACAAGATCCGTCTCTTTCACACCAGAAACTCTGGCGGACTCACCTGGCACAGCCGGGTGAAGAACATTATCTTGTGAACTGGGTATTTTTGCTGCACTACTATCATACCAATACTTACGAAATTGTCCAGCAGTAATTACAAAGGAAATTCTTTTCCAATTTGTACCATCTGGACGCCAAATCTTACATTGGACGGCAACAGCATCTGGGATTTTTTCGCCACTCTTTGTAGTTAGCGCATGCTCGGCAGTTTGAATACTGCCCCAAACATGACCCCAGTTTGCAAATTTGCCTTCACCATTGTAAGCCCAAGACAAAACACCAACAAACTTCCGAGCACGATCCACCTCAAAACGTGGACCTCTATTTAATGCTTCAGGAATTTCCTGGACTGCAGCTTTAAACTGCACTTTTTTCTCAGTAGAACTTTCACCTTTTTCCATTCTGGCGATTTCTTTTCTGAGATTGTCTTGGTGTAAATACAATTTAGCTAACCGCTGCTCATTTTTCATAGCATTCTTTGCGGCCAACTCTTTTTGCATCTCCACAATTGGCAAGTCATTCCGTGTTGCAATAACAGGAGTAGGTAAATCTCTTGGCAGATTCTTTGTATCATGTTTAAAAAAACATTGATCACCAAAGTCACATCTACCAGATGTTGCCCACTTCTGACAATCGCGGCTACGAAATTTAGGACAATCCACTGAATTATGATCGCTATTAGTTGTATGCACAATACACTTAAACGATTTTGCTTGCTCTTTTGCAGCAGCTTTCAGTGTGGCCTTTTCAGCCTTTTGAGC